CTATACGATTTTAATATTTTCTAACTTATTTACTAACTCTTTAGACATTTTTTCGGATACGTGTGAGTATATTTTTAAAGTAGTATCATGATCATTATGACCAACTCTATCCATAGTAACTTTTAAAGGAATACCCATTTCAGCTAAAAGGGTTATATGTGAGTGTCTGAATATATGAGTAGTCACTTTTTTATTGATTGAATCAATTTTATCTACAGCCTCTTCTAATATTTTATTTATTTGGGAAATAAAAATAGGGTTACCTTTACTTGTAGTGAAAATAAAACCTCGATTAATATACGACTTATTATAAAGTTGTAGCTTTTTATTTTCATGTATAAGTGTTTTTAATATTTGGCAACTTCTATTATTTATATTAATTTTGCGTGTACTATATTCATTTTTAGTTGTATCTTTTACACCATAACCACCATTAGACTTTTTCCAGTTAATAGTTCCTTCTATCATTAATTCCTTTTTATCAAAGTCTATATTTTCCTTTTTAATAGCTAATAGTTCTCCAACCCTCATGCCATTTAAATACATAAATTCAATAATATAAGCAGTTACAAAACGAATTCTTTTACTATCTAATCTAACAAGTGCCTGGTAATCTTCTAGTATTTTATTAATTATTAATTTAACTTCTGAATTTTCCAAGAAAAATGATTGTTTGTTTCTAATTTGTTCTATAGATAAACTTTTTCTTGGTAGAGTAATGTTATCAATGAAAGATATATTTTCAAGATTATAAAATTTATTAACGTATCGCATAATGTTTTTAAATAAGGATAATATTTTGTAACTATATTCATGGGTAATATTTAGTTCTAGAATTTTATCAAATTGTTTTTGTGTATATGATAAATTTAACTTTTGAACTAGCACATCACTATTAAATAATTTTTTTAATACTTTGAGTTCACTTTCTTTACTCAAAAATGTATTGTATTTATTACCTGAAGTCGCTTTGTAGTGTTTAAAATACTCATCACAGACCTCAAAAAGAGTTAAAGTACTTAATTGTTGCGTATTACTATTTGAAATAATAGAATTTATTTTTTTATCTAGTAATAACACAGCTTCATTTTTAGCCTTTTTTGTACATGTATTCATACTAATACTTACTTTTTTACTTTTATTAGTTAGTGGATCTTTATATCTTTCATAAAATTTATAAGTTGTCTTACCGTTTTTTAAAATCCTTTCCTCATACCACATTTTCTATACCTCCTAAAAACATCAAATCGATTTAATACCAACTAATCGATGCGATTTACTTCTGTTTATTAACATTTCTAGTCTTTTATATGCTTCTAAATATGTTACTTTAAAATAATGTACTATCAGTTCAGCAGTCCATAACTCATTTGTAACAATTAACCTTTCTGGCATTCGCAATAATAAAGAAAACTTTTCAGCTTCAGTTTCTTGTTTAAAGTTGAATAGATGTTTTGTTTTATTTTGATTCCCAAAATGTAAGTAAAAATGTGCAAATTCATGACAAAATGCTTTCCACATATTCTCATTACTGTCGTTTTTGATAAATATTACATCTCTATTCCTTACTTTCGCATATAACGTAATAGGGGAGTTATAGACCACTAAAATGTTGTAAATATTACTTAAAAAATCTATATTCAAATCACTCTTATCTAAAATTGTGTAAGCAGTGAGTTCATTTACTATTTCTTCTACTCTCATTTTACTTCCTCCAAATCTAATCAAATGATCTAATTAGCTTAATCACTTTGCCGATTATATTAACATTGTTTATATCTTCAATAGAGTAGCTGGTATTATTAATGGCCACATAATTTGATAGTTTTTTGATTTCAAATCTATCTGTTTCAATAAAATTAATTTCGGCAACAAACTGGTTGAAAGGTGTACCGTTCATTTCATCATTAATAACCACTATGTCTCTATCGAATAATAAAGGCTCAATATTGTCTGTGTCATCAAAGTAAATAACGATTGCTTGGTCGTTATTTTCTATTCTTTTGTTATCTCTTGATGTAGCAAACTTTGATATTCCAGCTCTAAATTGTTTGTATCTTTCTGGTATTTCGATTAATGTGTTTGTATTCATATTCTATTCCTCCAATTTATAAGAACATATGTTCGGTTTAAGCTTGAAATAAAAGCCGACCAAAATATTTAGTGGTCAGCTAAATTAAAATTATTATTGATTCCATAATTCGTCCATTTGATTAGAATATTCTTCTTGTGATAAATCACCATTTTCTAATTGGTCAAATAATTCTTCTTCTTTTTGTATATTACTTTCGAAGTTTGCATCTCTGTCAGTAAATTGTCTAGTGTCTTCATTATAATTCCATCCAGGTTGCGAACCATCGTATCCACCTTGTTGTTCAGATAATGGTGGTTGTTCTTCTGTTAAAACATTTTGCTCAGTTTGTTGCACTTGATTAGGTTGTTCTGTGGTTGTTTCTTCCACTGACTGAGGAATTTCTGTTGTATTTTCTTCAGTAGATTTTTCCTCTGTTTTTGATTCTGATTCATTTTTACTATCTTTGTTTTTATTTTCTTTATCAGTATTCTTCGTTTTTTCGTTTTCTTTTTTATTCTTGTCTTTATCATCTATTTTCTTAGTAGTATCATTTTTAGATGATTTTTCATCTTCTTGACTACATGCACCAAGTAATAAAGTTCCCGTTAGTATTGCTAACAAAAGTTTTTTCATTTATGCATCTCCTTGTATAATTGGTAAGGTTCCTTATATTTGATATAATATCAAGAAAAGGGGTGATTTAAGTGGAAATAAATTTTAGTAAAGCAGAAATAGCGTATATTAAAGAATCAGTTATATCATATAGTGAGTCTTTCGGTATTTATGAATATGATCAAAAACTTAAATTTGAGCTATATAAGTCAATTATTGAGAAAATAGAAAGCAATTATCACTCTAGAGAATTGCTTTCACTTCTTGAAGATTGATTTGCAAGGAAAATTGTTTGGTTTTGGTCGACAATATCTTTTAATGTTGTGAGTAAAAAGTCACAGTCTGCTTTTGCTACTGCTCCAGCTTGAGTATGATTAATTATATTTCTCATAGTATAAGCTACTTCTATTCTTCTCTTTGTTCGATAATTTATTTTACCTTTTTCTTTTAAATTTTCTATAAGCTTGTCATACATAGTTGAATCTGAGTCTTTATGCTTTAAACCATTTAGTCTTTTAAGTTTTATTAAAAAGGTTTCTATTGCTACCGCAAAAGTAGCAGCAGCAGGTAAATAGAGCTCTCTTTTATATGTCTCCAACCCTTGATTTATCTGATATTCAAAAGTTGGGTCGTCAACAACTCTAACCATATCATCTAATTTTAAATGATTGAAAGGACTAACTTTATTATGTTTTTTAAAAAACATTCTTTCTGAGGATAATTTTTCATATTTGCTTAAGTGTTCTTCAGCTAATTCACTTCCATATTGTTGAAAATTTTCTCCCCTATGAATTTTGTATTCTTTAAAATCATCGAAATAATGAACTATATTTATAGATGTTTTGTAATCATCGAAATTAAATATCTTTAAAATATCAACAATATAGCCTTCTGGATTTCTAATATAATTAGTGGCTGTACTTGAAAGTTCGACATTATCTTGATTTCTATAATCAAGATTTAAATTCTTAATATTTTTATTAGTTATGATAACTACATCACTATATTCAAAAAATTTCTCATTTAATTTAATTAATCCTATATAGTAATTTTCATCCTCCATAAAAGGAAAAGTTTCAGGATTACTATTGTATTGTGAAATCATTCTATTTTTAACAGCATTTCTATATGAACTTAAAAAATCATCTAAATATTTTTCAGCAACTTTATTCATTTAATATTCCCCTTATTTATTAATAATATAAAACACTAAAAATATACCTTCATCCAAATTATAAATGTTAGTCTACTAATTAAGTGCAACCTAAAATTTGATTAAAAAATATAAACTAACATGGTGTTAGTCCATACTCTTTTCTATTGTTCCCCTTTAGCTTTTTTGTCTTTCTCTATATAGAAGTCGGCTAAATCTGATAATTCTCGCATAATTTCTTTTTTGCGATCATCGGATAGTTCGTCCCATCCTTCCTTATCTGAGAACATTAAAACTTCGGCATCTTCAAGTAAGTTGGTGCCTTCTTTTTCATTTATTAATTCACCTAAATTAATTTCAAACAAAATACTTAGTTTTTTTAGATTTTCTAAATTAGGTTCGTTTGTATTAGTTTGTGACTCATATCGCTGATATGCTTGTGGAGTTATATTTAAGTGATCAGCAACATCTTTTTGAGTTAACTTTTTAGATTTTCTAAAATACCTTAATTTAGTGGCTAAATCCCTATTAGGCATATTTACAACTCCTATTTAAAAGTGATTATTACTTATGTAACAAATATAAACTAGAAGTTTAATTTTAACAAACAACAAAAAGTTGTATTATATAGTTGACTTAAACAAAAAGTTGTATTATATTATTTATAACAACTTAAAGTTGTGAAAAGAAAGAGGTGATTTTATGATTACATTGTCTTCCATTAAAGATGTAAGGAAAGAATTAAACCTTACACAAGATGATATGGCTAAAAAATTAGGTGTTACAATTCAGTATTACAACATGTTAGAGAATGAAAAAAGACAACCATCTGTTGCGATTGCTAAAGAGATAGGAACAATACTTGGTATTGAATGGACTATTTTTTTTAAATAATAAAACAACTTTAAGTTGTTTTTAGAACACTTGATTTATTCGACTAACTAAATAATACGAAAAAATACGTGAACATGATAGACCAGTCAGTTCACGGAAAGAGAGGCTACAATGAAAAGATTTAAATTGTGGAATCACTATCAATATGAAATAAGTACTAAGAAGTTTAAAGCACTACATCTAATAACTTTAAATATAGTGCTTATAACTTATACGTATCAATTCATAAAACATTGGTGGTTAGAATTCAAAGATTGTGAAAATGCTTTTGAATTATATTTCAAAACGACTAATCATTTTGAACGTTCATCTAAGAATTTAGATATTAATGATAATTGAATTCTTGAATTGGTTTTCATAGTTTGTTCCATTAAATATTTTTCGGTTTTGTTTAATGGTCTCAATTTAGAAAATTTATTAAACAAGTTTTCTAAATCAGAATTATGATCTTGCCAATTATCTTCAATAAATTTATCGATATTCACAGTATCACCACCTTTCAAATTTAATATTACAAATTTGAAAGTAAATAAGTAAGACAGAACTTAAAACGAACATGTTGACGTCCTACTAGAGCGCTTAAGAGCGAGAGTGAGCGATGATATGAGCCACGCTTAAATACATTTAATAGTCATTGCCAAGACTAAACGTTGTAATAGGACGTCAACAAAAGAAAAGGAGGAACTAAACTATGTCTAATTTAAAGATATTACCAAATGAAAAAAATGTGATCGTAGATTCAGAACAAGTTGTGTTTAATCCTATTTATGCTAAACCTGGTCCAGTCGGAAAAGCGTTTGGAGTAGGTAGAACAACAGTATACAACTGGTTGAAATCTTATGAACAAGACAATTTAGGTATCGAAGGAATGTATCTTGATTTAACACCTGGATTAACACTAATCAATATTCAAAAACTAGAAGAATTTTTAAAGAAAAAACATAAAAAATGGTTATAGGAGGTCTGTACATGAGCAAGTTAAAAATAATCAAAATAACACTCCTAATCATCATCTTGGTGGAGGAGATTAGAAGTGTTAAGGGTAAATACATTGGCTTAAATTCAATAAAAACTTGGTATTAAATTTCTAAACCAAAATGGCTAGCATTGAATTGTTGCACATTCCCACAGTTATCACAAACAGTATTAATCATTGCTACAGTTGGACCTGGGAATTCATTAGAAGCTATTGATAAAACACTAATATCGTTCATAACTGCAACAGCTGGAGCATTACATGAACAAGGAATTCGTCTTGTTTCTTCTAATTGAGATTGCACTACTTCTTTTTGATCTTGAGTTAAAAAATAAGGACCCATACTTTTCTCACCACGCTTTCATAGTAAATTAATTTAATTGTACCAAACCAAAATAATAAATCTATAACAAATTAAGGAGGTCATTCAATTGACAACAGTTTTAAAAGTAATTGAGCAAAACAAAGAATTATATGTAGACAGTAGAGAAATAGCAGAAATGACAAATAAGCGACATGCAAATTTAGTAAGAGATATCGAGAATTATGAAAGTGTAATTTCTCAAAACTCAAAATTGAGTTCTCAGGATTATTTCATTGAAAGTACTTATAAAACTAAAGGAAACAATAAATCGTACAAACATTATCTTCTAACTAAAAAAGGTTGCGATATGGTAGCAAACAAGATGACTGGAGAAAAAGGAATTTTATTTACTGCAACATATGTAGATGCTTTTTATCAAATGCAAGAACAAATAAAACAGACTGAAATTACTTCATCTGATAGTTACATGATTGAAGATCCGGTACAGAGAGCGAAACGTTGGATAGAAGAACAGCAAGAGAAATTGATGCTAGAACAAGAAATTGGTGAATTAAAACCTAAAGCAGACTATGTAGATGAAATTCTTAAAAGCAACGGAACAATGACAGTAACACAAATTGCTGCAGATTATGGGTTATCAGCAACTAAATTAAACAAAATATTAAATGAAGCGAGATTACAAAGAAAAGTGGGTAACCAATGGATTTTGTATAAAGAACATATGAATAAAGGATTAACGAAATCGAACACGATTTCAATTGTACGTTCGGATGGAAGACAAGATACGAAACTTCAAACTAAATGGACACAAAAAGGTCGTTTAAAAATACATGAGATTCTTACTGAAAAAGGATATGAAGCACAGTTATCGAGTGAAATTGCATAAAAAATAACTGAACCAGGTGACCAAACCTAGTCCAGTTACACTCAATGACCAAATTGAGATTTTAGAACACATCATTTATTCGACCAAATGATGATAACTAAATAATACATCACATGATGTGAACTTTAAAGACGGAACAGTTAACCAAACACACGCATTAATTATTAAGGATTATAGGAAGAAGGAGAACAACATGACACATGTAATCAAAAGACAAATTGATAGAACTGGTATGACACAACAACGATTGGCAGACATGGCACTTACAACAAAGAGCAACATGTCAATGATGATTAACGGTCAAAGAAATATTTCGGCAGACACTTATAAGGCGCTAGCGACAAATAGTAATGATGGTGTTTTTGTAACCGATACATTAAATGAATTTTCAGACGGTTTCTCAACACCTGCACACAGCGACCGAGTTTATTATGATCACCCAGGATTAATAAAGGACCAATTAATAGTTGAAATGTATGAAGCTATAGAGTCATTGAAAAACTGTAATTTCGGTAAACGACCAGAATATATGAATAGAGAAGAAAGAGAGAATGTATTGGAAACGATGTCTGAATGTAAAGACGTACTGTTTCAAGGACAAATTTTCCTGAATAAAACATGTGAACACATTAAGCAAAACCCTAGAGAATTAGCTAAAGCTCACGAACAGAAGTTGAAAATGGAACGCAGAATATAGGAGGGATTACATGAACATTTTAAAATATCCATTACTCACTTTAATCATAGTAATTGAGTTCTTTATCATAGCTAGTTTTTCGGTAACACCTATTGAACACTCTCTTATGTTTTGGCTTGTAACAGTTTTATTTTTCGAAATGTTCGACCATATATTCAATAGTTTTAAAAATGATGAAATTTAAAGGAGGGATCTAAATGTTAGAAGTAGGAGAACGCAGGAGTTCAAATTTTGAATTACAAGGCTTTTGGTTTGAGAAAGAAACTATTTATTACGTTGATTATATTGATATGAAGATTAAATGTAATCGAACTGAGAGAACAGTAGTTTCAGCTTGTTTTTCTTCAGCTGATGATTACGAAACTCAGAAAGAAAACATTGAAGCAATGCTAAATGATTATTTATTAGAAAATACGACCGAAAATGAGAGATTGTTTAATTATTTGACCAGTAGACATTGGAACCATGATTTATTCGACTAAAAAAGACACCTCGACCAAGGTGTCCAAATAATAAATAAGATTTGTAAATATTATACCACAGGAGGATATGGATATGGAAATCAAGCTTATTAAGTTAGTGCTAGATAACTTTAAAGGCGCTAAACACTTTGAATTAAACGCCGAAGGTAAAGACATTGTAGTTAAAGGCGAAAATAACACAGGTAAAACTACGATTGCAGATGCTTTCTATTGGTTACTATTCAACAAAGATAGTAAGGGTGCTACTAAATTTTCAATCAAGACATTAGATAGTGCAGGAGAAGAAATAAACAATTTAAAGCACAGTGTTTATGCAGTATTGAACATTGACGGTAAAGAGCATCATATTAAAAAAACGTATTCAGAGAAATGGACAAGAAAAAGAGGACAAGCGAAATCAACTTTCACAGGACATGAAACAGTATACGAATTAGGTACTACAGAAGATGAATTAACACCTAAAAAATTAAAAGACTTTAATGAATTTATCAATTCAATCATAAGTGACGAACAAATTTTCAAACTAACAACTAATCCGTTTTGGTTTAACAGCCTAAAACAAGATGAACGTAAAAAGATATTAATGAGTTTAGTTGATGAAGTGACAGACGAAGATGTAATTAATTCAGATAGTAAATTGAAAGAACTTAAAAAACTATTAGGCGACGGATCACTAGAAGACTTTAAGATGCGAATAAGTCGAAATAAGAAAGCTATCAATGAAGATTTAAAGGCTATTCCAGTACGTGTAGATGAAATCAATCACAACATGCCAGACGTTCGAAAATATAACAAACAAGCTTTAGAAGAAGAGTTAAACGAAATTAATAATCAAATTAATCAAGTAGACATTGAAATTAAAGATGTAGAGAACGGTTTGGAAATTAAAAAGATTGAGAAGGATATCAAATCAAAAGAACTCGATATCCAGTATTTAAAAGATAATCACAATCATGGTAGTAGACGAGATTTATCATCATTAATCAACCAAGATTCTGAACTACAAAGAGCCATTGCAACAAAACGTAGAGATTTAAGAAATCTAACAGCAGAATTTCAAAATAACGAAAGTGTAATGAATGCACAAAATGAAAAGTTTAAATCTCTTGGTTCAAAGCATAAAGAATTAGTAAATGAACAAAAAGAGTTTACGACAGCTACTGTATGTGATTGCTGTGGTCAAGATATACCAGAACATATGCAACAAGAAGCTATACAGAAAATGAAAGAGAATTACAACGCTGATAAGTCCGAAAGATTAGAAAAAATACAATCAGACGGTATTGAAATTAGAAATAAAGTGAAACAACTATCCGAACAAAACGATGAAATTGAATCAACTATGGAAGAACTGAAAGAAGAAATCGAAAAAGAAACAAAGAAAGTAGAAGAAATCAAAGAAAGTATTCAAAAAATCGAAAGTAATAATACAAATGTGAAAGATACAGACGAATACAAGCAATTAGATAGCGAAATTAAAGCCTTAAAAGAGAAAAAGGGACAATCTATTCAAAGTATGAGTGAAGACGTTCAAAACATCGTAAAGAGAAAAAAAGAACCATTAATTAACCAACAACAAGAGATTAAACAAAAGTTAGATGATATCCAAGTTAGTCAACGCGCTGTAGATCGTATTAAAGAACTTGAAACTAAACAAGAACGATTAGCACAAGAATATAACGAATTAGAACATGCGACATTCTTAACTGAAGAATTTACAAAACAAAAAGTAAATCTGATGGAAGGCTCAATCAATGACAAGTTTGAAATCACTAAATTTAAATTGTTTGATGTGCAGATTAATCAAGGTGTTCAAGATGTTTGTATCGCAACACATAACGGCGTTCCATTTGATAGTGGATTAAATAACGCAGCAAGAATAAACGTCGGTTTAGACATCATAAATGCTTTATCTAAGCACTATTATTTCTATGCACCAATCATGATTGATAATGCTGAATCAGTTACTGATGTTCATAAAACAACATCTCAACAAATTCAATTAGAAGTTAGTAAAAAGGACAAAGCGTTAACTGTAGAAGTAATTTAATAAAAATAATGGAGGAATTAAAATGACTAATCAAAACCAAGTAGAAGAAAAAGGAAATACAACATATGAGGTTAACGGTGAAACTGTAAAGTTATCACCCTCAATCATAAGAAGATTTCTCGTAAGAGGTAACAAAGAAGTTAATGATCAAGAAATTATGATGTTCTTATCACTTTGTAAGTACCAAAAACTAAATCCATTCTTAAACGAGGCATACATTGTTAAGTTTGGTGGAGAGGCTCAAATAATTGTCGGTAAAGAGGCATTTATGAAACGTGCAGAGTCTAACGCTAAATACAAAGGTATTACAGCTGGAATCATTGTAGAACGTAATAACGAATTACATGAAATAGAAGGTGCTGTAAAGCTTAAAAACGATGTTTTAATCGGTGGCTGGGCAAAAGTTTATCGAGAAGATAGAGAAATGCCGATTGTAGCTAAAGTATCGCTTGATGAATATGATAAAAAACAATCTACATGGAAACAAATGCCTTTAACAATGATTAGAAAGACTGCAATCGTAAACGCACTACGTGAAGCTTTTCCAGAAAATCTAGGTGCTATGTATACCGAAGAAGAAAGTATTCAACCAATCAATGTAAATGATGATGTTCAACAAGAAATAAAACAAAACGCAAATAAAACAGCAATTGATATTCCGAAAGAAGAACCTCAAAAAGTTGAAACACCAAAACAACAAGAAAAAGTAGAAGTTGAGCCTGCACAGTTTGAAGAAGTTAAAGAACAGAAACAAGCTAAACAATCAATATTCGATGAAGGACTATTTGGTAATGAAAATTAATTGTATAGGTAGTGGTTCCAGTGGGAACTGCTACCACATTACAGACGGCGAAACAGAAGTATTACTTGAATGTGGATTTAACTTCAAAAAGATACAACAAGCTTTAAATTACCATTTAAAAAACATTTCAGCATGTTTAATTAGTCACAGACATAATGATCATATTAAAGGATTAAAAGAATTATTGAACTACGGTATCAACTGTTATATCGGAGAAATAGAAAAAGACGAACTGATAACAATAGATAAAAGGTATGACAACTTTAGATTGAAAGGTATTCAACCACTAGAACATTTCAAGGTTGGCACATTAACAATATTACCCTTTGATGTTCAGCACGATACAGGTCAGCCATTAGGTTATTTAATTCAGTCGGACAGTGGCGACAAGCTACTGTTTGCGACTGATACCTATTACATCAAATATACGTTTGCAGGACTCACACACATGCTTATTGAGTGTAATAACAGTATCGAAATATTAAACCGAAATGTTGAAAATGGCTCACTAAATTCATCTTTGAAAAAGCGAATTAGAAAAAGTCATTTCAGTTTAGAGAATGTAATTGATTTTCTAAATGATTGTGATTTATCGAGATTGAAAGAAACATATTTAATTCATTTATCTGATAGTAACTCAGACGAATTATTGTTTAAGAAATCTATTCAGAAAGTTACTGGAAGACCAGTATATGTACTCTAAGAAAGGAGAATCAAGATGATTTATTTCAGATTAAAAGAATTGATGAAAGACAAGAACATAACGCAAACCGAAATTATTGATGCTACAGGAATAACAAGACCAACTTTAATTCAGCTGATGAATAACGATAGTAACGGTATTAAGTTTTCAACAATCGAAAAGCTTTGTGATTTCTTAAACGTCAGTATGAACGAATTAATAGCAAGAGAATCTAATTTGGAAAAGTTTCACAAAAGAAGATTATTTATTGAACAATTAGGAACAACTACTAAATTATTAAAGCGTGAATTTGTAAGAGCAAATCTTACAGATAAAGATTTAATTTATCTAGCTTTGGAAGTGGAAAGAGAGTTTTAAGAAAGGAGAATAGGAATGGCAACTTTTAGAACTGTTAAAGAAGATGGCGATTTTGTATTAGTTCATAAGGGATTTATATATGATCCAAATATATCGGCTAAAGCTAAGGGAATATTGTTGTACTTATTAAGTCGACCTAATAATTGGAAAATATACACAAGTGAAATTCAAAAACATATGACAGATGGATTAAAAGCTGTTAACAGTGGCGTAAACGAACTTATCACAATTGGATATATCGAACGGAAACAAACTAGAAAAGAGAACGGAGATTTTGGTGAATACGAATACTATGTTTATGAAAAACCGAAGAAAATTCGCGAAATGCCATTTGGGGAAAGCGCGAAAATGGAAAACGCCAAAATGGAAAACGCGGTCGGGGAAAACGCGAAAGGGCAAGCTACTAATAATAACAGTAATAATAATGATTTAAATAATATTGATAGTAATAAGAATAACAGTAGTAGTAAGCAACAGTCACCGTTCGACTTTTACCAATCTAATGGTTTTGGAGTTCTTAAACCATATATATCTGAACAAATTGGAGCATGGATAGATGATTTTGAACAGAATGGAAATGAAATTGTTATCGAAGCAATGAAAGAGTCGCTAAACAACAATGTCTATAAATGGAATTATGTGAATTCTATATTGAAATCTTGGTTCAACGATGGAATTAGATCAGTAGATGATATTTCAGCAAGAAATAATAAACGTAGTAAACAAGAAGAAATAGCTGATGAAGATAATCCGTATCTTAAATATATGAATAGTTGAGGTGATTAAATGAATGGTCTATTCAATCCAAAGTTAGCAAATAAGTTAGAACAAAAAATGCAGCCTAAGTTATTAGAAAAAGGTAAATGTGGGAAATGTGGTCGTGATTATGAGGAATACCAATTTAAAAATGGTTATACCTACAGACTAGGTTGTGACTGCGACATGATTGAACACGGCAAAGAGTTAACACGTAATTTCAAGCAACGTCAAAAACAAAAAGAAATAAATAGAATTCTAAGTTTTTCAAGTGAGAATGAAGAAACTAAAAACGCTACTTTCGAAACTTACATTCCAGAAAATAAAAACCAAGAAAAAGCAAAAGTAATTTGTGAAAGATATGCCAACTCATTTGATAAAGATAATAAGCAGTCGCTTTTATTACAAGGCTCATTTGGATTAGGAAAATCACACTTAGCAATGTCGATTTTAAAAGAAGTGAAAGATAAAAATTATTCAGTACTCTTTATTAATTTAACTGAATTGATTTCGAAGTTTAGATCTACCTTTGATAAAGATAGCGAGTATTCAGAAACGGATTTAGAAAGAGCGGTAGGACAAGTTGATTTAATGGTTTTCGATGACTTCGGTATGAATGTAACAGATTATGGCATGTCAAAACTATTTCAAATTGCTGAAAGTAGAGTAGGCAAGCACAACATCATAACAACTAATCTATCAGTCAAAGAATTAACGAAAACAAAAGACCAACAAAGATTATTTAGTCGGTTAATGTCTAACACCACTGGCATTACTTTGGAGGGTGACGATTACCGAATGAAAGGATTTAGAAGTCTAAAGTAATTAACAGGAGGAAATTAAATGATGCCAATAACAGTTAAAGACATTATTACACGGTTGAATTGCAGTGAAGCATATGCTCAAAAGTTTATGAGTTTATGTAACTTCGACCAATCGTTAATCAGAAGTGAACTCGCAAGACAAATACACAAAAGAGAAACAACACCAGCAATCATAATTAATAAACCAATGGAGGTAGTAACAATATGATTAATTCTGTAGCCCTTGTCGGGCGCCTTACAAAAGACCCTGAACTTAGAACTACTCCGAGTGGCGTTGAAGTAGGAAACTTCACTTTAGCAGTCAATCGAACGTTTACTAATCAACAAGGTGAACGCGAGGCTGACTTCATTAATTGCATTGTATTTAGAAAACAGGCAGTAAATGTTAATCAATATTTATCTAAAGGTAAGTTAGCAGGCATAGTTGGACGACTTCAAACGAGAAGTTATGAAAATAAAGAAGGGCAAAAAGTATTTGTCACTGAAGTAGTTTGCGATAACGTTCAATTCCTAGAGCCTAAAGATAGTCAAAACGGTTCAAATTCATATCAAAATGAAACGAATTATCAAAAGGGTAACAACTATACCCAAAATAACCAAAACGTCCAACAGGGGCAAAATAAAGCGAAATACGACCAACAAAATACTCCATTCAACAATGGCAGTAATTTTAATGATGACGATTTACCTTTTGACTAAATTTTAGAACATATCCTTTATTCGACGAGGTGCGAAATATGACAACAAAACCAATTTTTAGGTTATCAGATGCAGTTAAACAAAACTATAAGTTAAAACGTCCGTTAATTGACCAATTTCAGACGTTTAAAGCAAGTATTAAGCAATCTGGACACTATATAAACGATACAGATGCTTTGCAGTGGTTTTTAAGAAAGAACGATGTATATGGATTTATCTTATACATCGGCATGACCACTGAAAATGAAATTAGAGTAACGATGTCAGTTGAAAAGCAAAGATTGGTTTCCAACAGAAAAAGTTTAAACAAACTAAATGACCAAATGGAGAGTGTGAAAGTTGAATAAAAAATACGATTATGAAAAAAGAGATATTGAAATAGCTGAATCTAATGGTATTAGTATGGACGCTTTTTATCAACGTTTACGTTATGGGTGGTCTGCAAGTAAAGCTAGATCATACCCTGTAAGAAATCATAATAGAAATATAAATGTAATTGCAGAAGAAGAATATAAAACAAAAAAGCCGAAGAAATATTATACGAAACCTAAGCCTTGGCTGAATAAGTACCCTCAGAAAACAGAGTTTGGCGATTATGCTAAACAGTTATTCAATGACTGTTGTGGGAGTTGGTAAATATGATCACAAAAATTTATGACGATAAAAGTTGTTATGAGGTAGGTAAAGACCAGGTAGGAGAAATTACTGAATGGCGTGTAAATAAGGACACAGTTGATATCTACCGTATAGCTGATAACAAAGGAAACCTCATTATATTTCATGGATTCACTCATAAAGATTATGTAGTCGAACATGATGACGAACCAGTAGCAGGGGGACAGTTAAGTATTTTTGATATGTAAAAAGCACACCTAAGTGTGCTTATGTTAATTCATTATTATACGAATAATCACAATGATAAGAATTCCGCCAATACTTAAGACAAAATTGTTAAAGAAATGGATCAATAATACATGCCATATATTTCTCGTCCATAGATAAATACAGTTTAAAAACAAACCTGCAAACATATATGGAATTGTATTAATCAAACTTCCACCGAAATTATAATAGTGAATTGCACCGAATAGCGCACTGTTAACCAATACTAATAAGACATTAAATATAATATTTTTGCTTAATAATTTTTCTAATAGTGTATATCTAAATGCGATGTCTTCGATTAATGATGTAACTACTGGTCCAATACTAATGAAAATTAATAAGTAAAATAATTTTGTGCTAACGGTAAGAAAATCAATATTTTCAGAAGGATTAGGAACAACTTCATTTGTATGAACTGATGGTACAAACTGGTTAACGATAGATATTATTACTTGTAGCAATATTGCACCAGCAATAATTATTAACCATTTGTAGAATTTTAAATTTTTGAATTTATTCCATTCTTGTGCTAGATAATCTTTAAACATTACAAACAAAGCAATAAACAAAATGATTCTTAAAGAAGTATCAACAGTCGCTTTAGTATAAGTACCTGTATCGAAAGACTCTGTTATGAAACCAATAAAAAATATTAACGGAATACAAAATAATGAAAATATTTCTTTAAAGCCAAATTTTATAGACATTTAATCACCTTTTTATTTTTGATTATATATTAAAAAAATAAAGTAAGTCTATTAAATCATGTGACAAATAATGTAATTATGTGACATTTTTGTCATTTAACGATGACTTAAGCATCAGAACAATAAAAACTAAAAAATTCAAGAGAAATAAAGGAGTGATGCTAAATGAACAACCATGTAAAAATACTTGAGTTGTTTGGTTAGGTGGCATAGGTGCACCTAGAAAAGCAATGTTAAATCTAGGCTATCCACACAAAGCTATAGATTATGTAGAAATAGACGAAAAATCAGTTAGAACATACAACGCACTATATGAGCATTTACATCAACCACAATCAGTAGTTGGTTGGAACCTTAAACCAGACATCTTAGTACATGGCAGTCCGTGCCAGGACTTTAGTCGTGCTGGTACTAGATTAGGCGGCAATGATGAAGATAAGACACGTTCGTCGTTGATGTGGGAAACGATAAGAATAATCGAAAATATGGGCGTTTGGAAACCGAAAGTTGTTATCTGGGAAAACGTCAAAGGTGTTTTAGCTAAAGATATGATTCATAACTTCAAAAAGTATTTTGTTGAAATGGAACGATTAGGTTATACCAACAATTATGAAGTGTTGGACAGCCGAGAGTTCGGAATACCACAAAAAAGAGAACGCGTATTTGTTATCAGTATGTTAAACGGTCACTGGTTTGATTTTTCAACATTGAAAGGTAGACCAATGAAAAATGTAAGTGAGTTCTTAGAAACGAATGTTGACGATAAGTACACTATCAAATCACCTTCTATGTTAAGTGCGATAAACAAGCGACAAGGTTTTGGTGGAGGACTAAAACCAATTGAGGATTATAGCTGGACGATTACCACAAAACAAAATAGATGTCCTAACAGTGGCATAGTTCCGATAGGTGACGGTAGATACAGATTATTAACCGAACTAGAGTGTTGGAGACTAATGGGCTTTGAAAATGAAGATTATTACAAAGTGGCTAATGAACATCCAACACGCAAGAATACGATAAACGGAACGTTATATAAACAAGCAGGCAACAGTATCGTAGTTCAAGTGTTAGAAGCAATATTTGAAGAAGTGTTGAAAGTGATAAAAGAGGATGCACTGTGATAAGGATAAAAACAAAGAAAAAATGAACTTACCACAGTTGATTGAATGGGGATAAGGAAGCGATATATTTCCTGAGAAAGTTGAGTAAATAAAAAAACTCCCTTTTATAAGGAAGTGATTTTATTTAAGCAATACTTTTATACCTGCGTATATATTATATAAAACATAATAAATAGCTAATAAAACAAAGGCTATAGCGAAAATATTAATTACTACGGTAGCTGTAGAATTAACATTAAACATTGTTTCTCCATTTGCAATGATAGCTAATAAAAAGCTTATAAACCCAAAAATATAAGGATATATATGATAAACTAAAGAATTTTTTGCATGTGTAGAAGTTGGTTTATCAGATAAAATCCAAATTATGATTGGAAAAATGAATGGTGCAAAGAACACACTGAAATAACACACACTAGATAATAATTTTTCTGCTTGAGATAGATTTTGATTCATTGAATTCACCTCGATTTCTAGATTGAATTTTAACACAGAAAAACAAAAATATGATCAATGTGACAAAAGTGTTAGGAGGAGTAAAACATGCCAACAATAAAATATACAAAGGAAGACATAACTAAGTTAGTGGATGAACTTGATCAGTACAAAACGGCACACGATAAATTAACTGCTGGATTAAAAGAAGCAGTCGCAGAAAGTATTCAGTATAAGCGTGAACGTGACTCGCTTATCAAAGATGTGGAGAAGTTGAGGGAAGAACTTAGAATGCATATTCAGTGTAATGATGAGTTAGGTCGAGTTAATAAATTATAAGACAAAACTATAAGTGAACTACGAGTAATTAGCAACAATTACATCAACCTAACTGAACACATCAAAGACAAAGCATTAACTAACCCAAGTGAACATAGATATTTCAGATTAGTACATTTCATTGATGATTTGGAGGATGATTAACATGCCAAAGAAAAACTATGACAATATGTGGCAAGAATTAAAGTCAAACGTAGAACGTAACATCATATCAGTTTATCCAGAGGTAAGAGAACACGTACCAGATTATAGAGCAGGCCAGTTTAACATACTTGAAGAATTAGGTGCACAGATTGACGAGTTAGAAGGTAATTGCGACATACAAAACATTATTGATGGCATGAATAGGGAGGACAAATAACATGAAAAAAATTCCAGCACTAGCATTTGAATTCAAAGATAAACCTAGAACATATATAGCAAATTATCCAGGAGAAACGACTGATCTAGAAGAGATATTATTATTCGCAAATGTGGACGGTAGTAAGCCAGACAAAGATAAGTGTAAAGCCTTCTATTTAGAACAAGAAAAAGAACAAGCAGATTTTCTGATTAAAAAATTTGGAGAAAATGCAATAAATAATTATAGACCTAGTGAATGGTTTAAATATTGTAATTTAGTCGAAGTAGAAATCAGTGAAGAAACATTTAATCAATTATTGGAGGGTGAGTAAATGATTAAATCTAAGGGGCTAATTCAACACATTAATGAAAGATCTTGCGAATTATATAAAAACGGTATAAGTGTGGATGAAATAGCAGAGGTAGTTGGTATTTCAGAGTTGCGAGTTAGAGAATCAATAAAGATAGAAAGAATAAGGGAGAATAGTATGAATAACTTAATCAAACAAGTAGAACAATGGTCAATTGCTAAAGGTCTAAACAAAGGTAACAGCTTTACGCAGTATGCTAAATCTTCTGAAGAAATGGGTGAAGTTGCAGCTGCATTGTGTAGGAAAGATATAGATGAACTAAGAGACGGTATAGGAGATGTTGTCGTCACATTAATTATATTAGCCCAACAAAACAATATGACATTATATGAGTGTCTAGAACATGCATATGGAGAGATTAAAAATAGAACTGGAGTAATAAGTAAAGATGGATCGTTCATCAAATCAGAAGACTTGTAAAAATAAGGGTGGCGAAAGTCACCCAGATATTGCAGAACGCGTGCCAGAAATATTGAATAGGGAGTGAATATATTGTCTTACAACTTTTGGCCATTTGTATTAATTAATGCAACACAAATTTTAATATTTGTTTCATATATGTTAATAATTACTTTAAAACAGAACTCGAATCATCCTTTTTTTTGTTATAAAAATCATGAAAAGTTTTGCCAAGTTTTGGTTTATCTAATAGTTCCGATATATGGTCTGTTTCTTGTAATAATTGCATTATTAGTTCTTTATGTTTTGTCTCTATGTTAGCCAATACTGTTGTCTCTAAATTACTATCATTTATATTAGCTGATGCTATAGTGTCATATTCGAATAAATAATATTGATATTCTAACCATAGATTTAAAGAGCTGGGTTGTAGTTTATCTAAATTTTCTTCGATTAAATTTAAAAATTCGTCAATTGTGTTACTAAGACGCATATTAGAATAACCTATACCAATTGTTGATTTGGAAAGGATTTTAAATAAGGGTATTGAAAAATCATAATACCTGACTTGCTTTTCCTTTTCTAAAAGTTCACTTTTAAACTTATTTAAAGCGAGTTTATTAGATATAAATAAACCAGTTATAGTAATTATTCCAGTAATAGTCACTGTTATTAAATTCATTGTAATTTCAGGGTTAATAGAACCTAAAGACATTAACAAAACCACCTTTTTTACTAAAATTATAGCATATTAAATTCAAAAATAATTAACAAGGAGTGCACACAATGAAATACCTAATCACAATAACTCTTATAGCACTATACGGATTTATCAAACGATCATATAAGTATGCGAGTGTGCAGGATGAAGTTGAACCACCAATCGATTATGAGTCTGATAAATATAAAGAGGCAGAAACATGGTTTAGTGGAGTTGGTAGACATTGATATTCAGAATAATACTACTCGCAGTTATAGTAATTGCGTTAGTGATAAATGCAGTTAAGGAGTGATATTTTGAACGCTAAGCAAGTATTAATGTCAGCATATAATAATGCAAAAGAAGACGATCAAGTGATTGTGATATCTATCAGAGATGAAGACGAAGAAAGTTATTACCAACAAGTGCTTACAACTGATATGAATTATATAAAGAGAATGGGAATACTTGAAGTTGCTAAACAACATGAGATAGAGGAGTGAGGTGTATGGGCTTATTCTCACACATAGATAAATTGTTGAGTAGACTTACGGAAGATGAAACTGAGAAATGGTTAAGATTCCATGATGAGCTAGATAAAAGGTATCAATCTGAAATAAATAAATCAAACCAATTCACGGGAATCTCAGATGATATTTTTGGTGATTATGAGAATAAAAATAATTATAAAATAGGTGGATTACAGGAAACAGTAACAATAATTAATCCAACATCTTTTTTGATGAAAGATTTAGATGAAACAGAAAAATTACTATATTTAAATTATATACCTAAAATAAAGTCTAAAGAAGTTACTAGAAAAGAAAAAGTGTTTCATCTAATAAGAGAAGGTAAGATATCAAGTGATAGGGCAAAAGAATTACTTCGACAGATTAATAAAACAGAGGAGTTAAATTATATGGAGAGTCCGAGACAAATGTTAGCAAGGGATTTACTAGAACAAGATGTGTTAACACCAAATCAATTTAGAGTTCTTTTTGAAGGAGATTTGAATAAAGACAAACAAAAAACTAACAAATATAATAATCAATTTATATTACAGTCTAATCCTAGTACTCATAACTCTAATTACCAGTGTGTTGTATGTGGAAGTTTTAATGTGGAAACGGGAAACAGTGATTGGGGAATAAGAAAGAAAATAATAACTTGTGTAGATTGCAATAATGAATATTCTAAGGAGCGTAAACAAAATGGAAAAGACTAATGCTGAAATCATACAAAATTTTAATAGCTTAGAAGAATTAACAAAGTGGCTTATCGAACAGCATGAAGACAACATGGCAACTATACAATGGGAATTTTACGGTGGAAGAAATTACGAGAAAAATCTAAAAGAAGATGAGAAAGAAATAAAGGCACTTCATATGAAATTTAACGAATTGACTAATTAATATAGTGAATAGCATTTCAACGTCGCTATAATATAAAAGGGGTTGATATATTGAACAGAAAACAAGCTAATCGAGGTAAGTGGTTTGAAACAGTGATAGGTAATATTAATCGAGTGTACAAACAAAAAGAGATAGCAATAATTGATAAAGTAGCAACACCTATAAGTTATAACACAAGGACAGGTAAAGCGCGTTATCAAGAAAAGAGTACAGTTGATTTTGTAGGTTGCAATAACAAAGGTAGGTATGTAGCCTTTGATACGAAAGAAGTTAAAATTAAAAATTTACCTTTGAAAAATGTGAGTAATCATCAAGTTAAGTATTTGACCGATACTAAAAGAATGGGTGCTGAAGCTTTTCTACTAGTACTTTTTAGATTTAATGACACATGTTTCAAGTTAGACATTGACCAGTTTAATGATTTTAAGAAACAACATGAACGTAAAAGTATTCCATACGAATGGTTTGAAGAAAATGCTGAATTAGTTAGGAGTAGTAATAGCGTAATTTTCGACTATTTAACCGATGTTGACCACATCGAAAACTAAACCAATCGGAGGAATTGAACACATGACTTATTCGACTAAACAAGTTTTAACTTTAATCAAAGAGTATCAAGACAATGTGAAAACTATTGCACGTTTGAGAAAAGAATATATTGAAAATGTATGTGGTGGAAATATAGCCCAATATGGAATTGAATCATCAATGCCGAAAGCAGTAGGACAAACATCAGACCCAGTATTTAGAGAAGTAACAAGATTGCTTAAACAGGATAAAATGCTAAATAGATATGAAAACAAAATAAAATATGTTCAAGATCGTTGGGATAGAGTTACAGATGAAACACAAGAAACAATATTAAACCAGGTACTCTCTGGAGTGAGTTACGAAGAAATAGCAAAAACAATGGGTAAAACACCAAGCAGAATAAGCCAAATAGTAAAAGAAATAGCAGTAATAATGACTGATTAATGTAATTAATGTTATTAAAGTAATTAATGATAATTGGAAAGGTTTGAATAATGTATTATATAGAATAAAATGTGGGTAGGTAGGACGGCTCCTTACAATCAGACAAACTGATAAGTTTGGTCGTCGCCCTACACCTAGCCTAACGGCTATTTTCCATATCCTTTCTATAACCCTAATATTAATGTGAATCCATCTAGCAAATGTTAGGTGGATTTCGTATAATTAGATTGTAATAAATTAATTTAGGAAAGAAGGAATTGTAATGTCAAAAAGATTTAAAGTTTTAAAAAACGAAATGAATAAAGAAAAATCATACAACTATTCAAGTATAAGTCGTTTAGGGCAGGAAATTGATTCGAAAGAAAAAATGAAAGAAAATACTTTCGGGGTGAAATACACTCTAGATAATACAGATTCTGCGAAATACTTTATAGAACACGCTATAATGATCAACTTAGATGTTTCTAATGAAGATATAATTCATATAAATAAAGATTTAAGTGAAATTACTTATTTAAGCAATGAAATGATATTAATCGCTGATGAAAAAGGGAATATTACAAAGCGTTATATTGATAAATTAGAATACAACCTTAATATCTATAATTACACTTATGAAGATGAAAATGAAGAAGTGGTTAAAGCATCGCATAGTAACATAGAATTATTAATAAACGATACCGAAAAATTTGTGTTTGAACATAGTGATACGTTTAAAGGTATTGATTTTGAGGATATTGTGGAGTCTATTTTAATAAAATATTGATTTTTAACACTCACTAACGTGGGTGTTTTTTATTTGGAGTTGAACATATGAAAGTAATGGTAATCGCCGACGGAACTTTAAAAGGGATTAGAAAAGTGAATAATGATTGTCATTTGATAGCAATGATTAAGAGATTAAAGAACGATGCTAACGTAAGCAAAGTATTAATTGATTATGATCCAATTGTTAAAGGTGATAAAGATTACGATATGGAAGTAAAGTTGATTACATGAAGAAATTTAAATATGTGATTAACTCTATTTTTTATATTCAAGCACATATGCATTTAGTGATTATGAAAGTGTTTAAAGTTAAGGAATTAAAATAAACGAACCTATTAGGATAAGAAGGTGATACATTGATATGGCTAGAGTAAATGCTAAAGATTGGATAACTGAAGAAGGATTAACGAAGATTGAAGGTTGGGCTAGAGACGGTTTAACTAATGACCAAATAGCGCATAATATAGGCTGTAATAGAGCTACTTTGTATTCATGGATTAAAAGGTATAGCGACATTGACAACGCCTTAAAAAGAGCAAAAGAAGTTGTTGACAGAGAAGTAGAAAGTCAATTGCATAAAAGAGCAATGGGTTATTACGTTGAAGAAGTAACTTATGAATATGGTGAAGAGGTAAAAAGAGTTAGAAAACATATTGCACCTGATGTTACTGCACAGATATTCTGGTTGAAGAATAGAAAGCCTTCTGAATGGCGTGATAAACGCGACGTTGAACATAGTGGAGAAATGACGACAAATGTTAATAACATGAATAACCTTAGTGAGGACGAACTACGTAAACTTGCTAAGTTAGATGGTGATTAATTTGAAATTAACAGATGAACAAAAGAAACTCATTGCCATTCAAGCAAAGAATGAATTATCAAGCCGTTACTTCAGAGATTATATCGTCACTGTACATCACGGGGCTTATAAACATTACAGACATACAGAATTGATTTGTGAAGCACTTCAACCGATTGCAGAAGGACAACAAAAATATATATTGATTGAGTTACCACCTCGACATGGTAAATCAATGACGGTGACTGAAACGTTCCCGTCTTTTTTTATTGGCAAAAATCCAGATAAAAGGGTTATCAGTTCGGCTTATTCTGATAATCTTGCTAGAAAGTTTGGTCGATTAAACAGGAATAAGTTAAAAGAATTTGGTAAACAAATATTCAATTTAGATATATCAGACGAAAAGAGTGCATCTAATAACTGGGGAATAGCTGGTAAACGTGGAGGAATGATTGCTACTGGTATTGGTGGCTCAATCACTGGTGAAGGTGCCGACTTATTAATCGTTGATGATCCAATTAAAAATAATGAAGAAGCACAATCAAATACGATACGAGAGAAGATATGGAGTGAATGGGAATCAACATTGACTACTCGACTTCATAAAGGTGCATCAGTAATCGTTGTAATGACACGTTGGCATGAAGATGATTTAATAGGTCGACTGCTTGAAAGGTCACCTTACGATTGGCAGCGTATAAGATTGCCCGCTATTGCAGAAGATGATGACGATTTACTTGGTCGTGAATATGGTGAAGCATTATCACCAGACTTAGGATATGACGAAGAGTGGGCAGAATTAAAGAAACAAGAAGTTGGTTCAAAGACATGGGCATCACTATATCAACAACGACCTGCACCTAGTGAAGGTAATATATTTAATCGTTCATGGTGGCAATTCTACGATAAGTTACCATATCGATTTGATGAAATGGTTATCTCATGGGACTTAACATTTAAAGATGCCGAAACAAGTGACTATGTTGTTGGTCAAGTTTGGGGAAGAGTTAAGGCTAATAAATATTTAATAGATCAAGTTAGAGACAAGATGGACTTTCCTTCGACATTGACTGCTGTTAAAACGTTAGCACGTAAATATCCAAAAGCTAAAGCAATATTGATTGAGGATAAAGCAAACGGTCCAGCTGTTATTTCAACATTAAAACGAGAAGTATCGGGAATTATTCCAGTTAATCCAGAAGGTGGAAAGATTGTAAGAGCGCAAGCAGTCACACCAATGATTGAATCTGGGAATGTATTCTTACCAAGTAACAAAACATACACTCATGATTTAATTGAAGAGTGTGCAAGCTTTCCAAATGGTAAACATGATGATGCTGTCGATAGTATGACACAAGCACTAAATCGTATTGGTAATACAAAACAAGCATTCGTTTCGAATGTGAATATGTGGTAAGGAGGTAGACAATGGCAGAGTTAAAATCATTCACGCAAGAAGAAATAACTGAAACACATGGTGATATGTTTTTATATAGAGACTTATATGACGGTCGTCATTCAAAGTTATTCGATAGAGCAAAAGCATTAATTGAACAAGGTGAAATCATTGACCGTATTGAATATGGCGATGTTAAAGCACAGAACGTTCAAACGCCATACATTGTAGTGAATATATCTAAAATGATTGTTGATATACCTACACTTTTTATTACGAGGTCAATGGGCAAACTTCAAACGAACTATCCAATCAATGAGATAGAAGATGATGAAGACTTCAACGCAGAAGATAATCATATTGAGGGAACACAAGATGATTCACTGAATGGCGAACTATTCGACTTACAACAAGAAACGTTAGACCAAATAGAAGTGAATTCAAACTTTAACAAACATCATGGCATGAATATAAAGCAATGGCAAATAGACGGTGGTATTGTAGCAGTACCAGAAGTTGTCAATGGACAAGTTAAGTTGTCTTTTAAAGAACGTAATGTTTATTACGAACTTGAAGACGGCAAGACTTATCAACTAAGATATATTGTTAAACATGGCGATGACAAGTATGTACATGTTCATGAAGAAGTTGAAGGAGAAAATGAATTAACAGGAAGTCATACTGTTTATCATATGGACGATAATGGAGACCTACAATTAGTTGATGATGAAGAAATTATATTTGATATTACTAAGCTTGAAAGAGACCATCGTAATTACGTTTTAAAAGGTCGTAAGCGAACGTTATTTGTTTACCTACCTTACAGTCCAACATTTATGAATAGATATGGTAGAAGTGTTCTAATGGGGCAAGAAGGTAAGCAAGATGAAGTGAACTGGACAATGACTCGAACAGCACAAGTGTTTGAGCGTAATGGTAAACCTAGAATATCTGTATCGAAAGAAGTCATGGAAAGGTTAATTCAACTATCAGAAAAAAGATATGGTGTTGAAGATAAGTTTGATCATAGAGATTTAGAAGTCACAACCATTGATGAAGATGGTCAATCATTACAAATACATCAAATAGATATCTCAAAGATTGGTGATATTACTTATGTAAAAGACATTATCAAAATGATGCTAATGGAAACTCAAACAAGCGAAAAAGCAATTGATTTCTTTTCGTCTGAAGGTGCACAAGCACAATCAGGTACTGCTAAGTTTTATGATTTGTTCTTATCAATTATGAAAGCTGAACAAATGCGAGATGAATACATTGAGTTCATTCAGCAAGGTGTTGAGAATTGTATGTGGTTACTGAATCGAGATAATAGCGACATCATTATTGAAAAACCAATCATCGTCCAAAAAGATATGATGCCTGTTACTTCAAAAGAAACTTCAACATTAAATAATCAAAGTTACGCAGCAGGTACACAATCACTTGAACAAACAGTTCGTAATAATAATCCAGATAAGTCAGAAGAATGGATTATGGAAGAAGTAGAAAAGATTGAGGCTGAACGAACATCACAAGATAGCATGTCATTGTTAAGGGGTAACATGACAGGATTAAACTTCAATGACAATAAAGAAGATGAGGAAGAAACTAATCCAGTTGATGAAGAACTAAAAGAAATGGAGTAGGTGATTGAATGAAGATTGAACAAATAAAGCCTACAGTTGAGTTTTTGCAAAATGAAATACTAAAGTTAATCCAAGAAGTTGATTTGTTAAGCAATCGAGATAAACAGGTTATGTTTAGAAATATTGAAAACTTGATTCAACAATTTGCTACAGATGTTTTTGAGTTTATTGAACCCGAACTTGCAAAGGTGTATAAATCAGAGTTGAACATAGCAACGAAAGAATTAAGTAAGCAAGGTATAGCTTTATCAAACGAACTCAATTCTCAAGTTCATAAAAGTGCATTAGCCACTATCACAAGTGATACAATGCTAGATTTACAAGCAGCACTTAGGCAAGCATTTATGACTACAGTTTCAACAATTAATCAAACATTATTAGAAGTTCAATCAGACATATCAAGAGGTATCTTATACGGTCAAAATCGTAGGAAGATAATTCAACGGGTGTCTGATTCTTTTGTCAAAGGTGGTATGAAATCATTTAGAACAATTGATAATAAGCTACTACCTTTAGACTTCTACACAGAAACAGTCGTAAGAACGAAAATAAGTACTGTTAGAACACACGCTCATGTTAATCATTACTTAGAGACTAGCAATGACTTGGTGTACGTTACAGGCAATTTAAACACATGCAGTGAATGTGCTAAATATCAAGATAAAGTATTTTCTTTAACTGGTCAAGATACGAGGTTTCCACAATTAGATATACGAGATGTTATTCCTGTACATCCTAACTGTAAGTGTATAGTTAGACCTTTTGTGGCAGAATTCAAGTCAGAAAGTGAAATTAATAAATACATTGCTAAAGGTAAGGACTTTAATCCTAATCTTGACCCTAGAACTAAAAAGCAAAGAGAAAGTTATGAACATGATCAACAATTAAAGCGTAAAGCAAGACAAGAAATGAAAACATATAACACTATCAAAGCAATATTAGGAGATGATGCTCCTAAGACATTAGGTGCGTATCGAAGAATGAAACGTTCTAATAGCAATGGTTATGTAAAGATGAAAAAGAAGTTAAGAGTCGCTAGACAAGAAATGAAATAGGAAGTTGATTTAAACCGACAGTCGTGAGATTGACGGTTATTTTTATGCGTTTATCTAATCATAAGGAAGTGATCTAAACGTATCTCATAACGGTGGTATTCCGTTTGACCTGTTCGTAAGTCACTAAAAGACGATGTCGCATGTACAAGCGTTATTGTGCTAATCCAAATCGGTGTCGGACATCGTTATCAAAACGTAAGGAGAGAATAAATATGAATAGAGAAACACTTAAAGCTTTAGAATTATCCGATGAACAAATTGAAAAAGTAATGGCAGAAAACGGTAAGGATATTCAAGACATCAAGTCGCAATTGAGTGATAAAGATACAGAAATCAAATCTTTAGAATCAGAAAAAGAAAACTTATCTAAGCAGATTACAACACTTGAAAAGAAAGCGAATTATTATGACAAACTTGAAGGCACTAATAAGGAACTTCAAGAACAAATCAAAGACTTTAAAGTTCAAGTAGCATCTAACGAATTGGATAAGAAAATCTTAAAAGAAGTATCTAAAGATGCGTATGATCCAGATGATGTATTTTTATTTATTGATAAAGACAAGTTTAATCGTGATGAAGAAAGTGGAGACATCACAAACTTTAATGAGGTCATGAATGAATTACGTGAGAATAAAGCCTACTTATTTAATTCTGATGGAGTTATCAGTGGTTCAAAAGATGAAACGTTAGAAACGGATGAAGAAGTCATTTCTCATAATACAGATTACAAGTCTGGTGGACAAAGTGGCAATAGTAAGCAAAAGGTTGACTATTCAAAGCGTGGTAGAGATTTAGCAAATGAATTATTTGGAAAACAAAAGGAGGAATAAAGAATGAGTTTAAAACCAAAGAAAGTTCAATTCGAAAATGAACAACCAGAATTTTTAAGAGATGCTAAAAATCTTGAGTGGACTGTTGGAAATATCACTTTAGATTCATCTAAATTAACAGAAGGTCAAGTTATTAAAGGTGGAACAGCAGTATTTAAGAACACTGAATCAGATTTATTTGAGTTAGTACAAGCTTCAACACCTGAAACAATGACTGCACCAGTGTTAACAGGACATGCAGTTAAAATTGATGATGTTCAAGTTAATGAACAAGTATCAGCATTACGTAAAGCATCTGTTTATGAAGAACTATTAACAGGCGTAACAAACAATTTCAAAAAAGCTACTCAAGGACGCATTACATTCGACGTGTAATACGTCCTATTTAATTGCAAATAAAAGGAGGAAATATTAATGGTATTAATTACTGAACACGAAAATTTACAAAAACCTACATTACAAGCATTTATTGAAAATGCACCAGCTCAATCTTCAAGACGTTTATCAAATGCTTTTCCTACTGAACAAGTATTCGATATTAACGTAGCATATAACGTTATTGATTCAACTGGAATTAAAGCAGGTTCTATTATTGGATTTGATGCTGCTACACCATTACGTAAGAAAGGCGATATCCAACAAGTATTGGCTAAGCTTTCTAAAATTGCTCATGCCTACCACTACACAGAAGAAGAAATGTATCGCTACAAAAACTCACGTAACAGTGCTGAACAAGATGCTTTAGTTCAAAATGCTTTATTATCAATCGCTGATTTATCTGAAGGTATTGAAGATACTAAAGAGTTAATCAGAGCAAACATGGTTTACCGTGGTGTGTTTGATTATGAAGATCCAAAATCAGAAGTGAAAATTCAATTCGATTTAGATTTACCAGATGAAGCTAAAACAACAGCAGGAGATTTCTCTCGTGCAGATGTTAATCCTTTAGAAGTGTTAATGAATGAAGTTGAAAAATACAAAGAGCGTAACAATGGTCAAGCACCTGCTTATGTTGTTATGAACTCTAAAACATTAGCAAAGATTAAACGTAATCCTAATGTTGCTACTGACTTATACGGTTCAGAGGCTGGAAACAAAATTGTTCGTCAATCTGATTTAGATACTTTATTCACAGACATTGGATTACCTAAAGTTGAAATTGACGATGCTCAAACAATCATTGAAGGTATCACTGGAGATATTGTTAAGAAACATTTAGATGATGATGTAGTCGTATTACATGCTGCAAACTTAGGTAATACATTAAGTGGTCCAGCTGCTGATAACAACTTCGCAAATGGTAAGTATGTTGTTTCTGTAGTATCTCAAGACCCAGTTGGAGAGAAAACAATTGTTGGAGAAGTAGCAATGCCTGTATTAAAAAATATCAAAGGTATTTCTATCATCACTGCAAATGAGCAAGCTGAAGAAACACCAGAAGTTCCTGAAGGTTAATTTTAACTTTCTAAAATAAATAAGGAGGTTAAATCAATGGCGAAATTTAAAGTGCTTAAACAAGTTGATGGTAAGAAAGAAAATAAACGTTTCGAACCAGGTGAAGAAGTTGAACTAACTGTTAAGCGTGTGCAAGAAATTGAAACAAACATTGACAAACAAAAGAAATTCAAAGGAACTGGTCCTTATTTCGAGCGTATTGAAGAACCTAGCGAGTAGGTGATGATATATGTTGGATACTGAAAAAGTAATTGAATACATTGAGAAAATACCTTCTAATCCGTTGTTAGAAGGTATGGGAACTCAAGAATTAGAACAAAATATATTTGATTCTTATGAAGATATTCATTCCTTATATGCAAAAGTAATAATCACAGAACGAATGATAGTTAAACAAATGTTGTACAAACTCGAAGGAGAGTCCAATGGTTACGCTATGTTGAAAAGACAAGGTGTAGAAACACAAAAAATTAATGATGCTAGCGTAACGATGTCCGATAATCTACTTGATCCATATGTGCTTTTCCTAATCAACCAACAATTACAAACTAAATCAGTAGGTCATATAGGGAGATTAATATGATTATATACAGAGATAAAGTTAATGTAATTGTGCCAACGGTTGATTCGAACGGTAATCAGGTAAAAGATGACTACGGTAAACCATTAACTGAAAAAGTATTAACCAAAGCACACGTTAGGTATGGTATCCAAAATATCTATAATGCTAACGGTGAAGAATACACATCAGTTACTCAAGTTTATATTCCTATATCTGATACTGTTTCAAATATCGATTTAAACGCACGTATTGAGCATATAACGCCTAAACATACAAAAGTATTAGGGCAAGTTAAAAAGCTTGAATACGGGCAAGATATTACAGGAAAACCACATTTTATTAAAGGTTATATGTAGATGGCAGGACTCAGCTTAAAAATTGAATGGACAGGACTTCGAGAATTACAACAAGAGTTTAAAACAATGAATAAACGTTTCAATCTCATATTGCTAGATGAAATGGACAAAATCGGTTTGACTTGCGAAGAATATGCTAAAGCACTTGCACCACGTGATAGTGGAGATTTAGAGAATAGTATTCATTCAACACAAGCCACAGTTGAAAGACAGTCGTTTGTCGTCTACGTTGGTACAAATATGGAATATGCAACGTATGTTCATGAGTTAAACAACGTTAGACCAGTAGGAGATAAATATGAACGTGGTGTTAAATATCCAAATTATTATATAAGAGGACGTGGAACTGGTACCCGTCAAAAACCTAATGTTAAAGGATATCAACCAGGTCGTAAATTCCTACAACACGCCGTCATTTTAACTGACCAACATTTTGAAACAGCAATGGAACGAGCGTTAGAACGTTTACTAGAAGGAGGCAGTTAGATGATTCAACGCGCTATTAAAAAAATATTACAGGATAGAATACCTGACTTAGAGTGGACAGTTGATTATCGTACTGCACAATCAGAGTTCGGTGTTTGTTATTACGAAGGTGGTTATCCACCAGATAGAAGTGATATGAAATCACACTTGATGAATTATCAAGTTGAAATAAGAAGTCAAAGCTTTGATAAAGCAGCAAATAGAGCTTTCGATACTTACAAAGCTATTCATGGAATAGAAAATAGAGTATTGGAAGTCCCAGTATATGAAGACGGGCGTTTAATCAGAACAGATAAACACTTTATTCAATACATTTATGCAGAATCGCCACCAATTAGAGTGGGTGTAGAAAGTGACAATATGATCTACACAATAAATTTTTTAGCACTTATTTTGCCCTATTGCGAATAAGTGCTTTTTTAATACCCAAATTTAAGGAGGAATTATAATGCCAGAAGAAAAAATCAGTTATGAATTTGGTATGGCAGACTTTATTTTTGATGAAGGTCTACCAACTGAAACGAGATTTGACGGAAAAATGTGTGAAGATGGTTCGTTATTACAAGGTGATGGTGGAGAAGTTCAATTAGAGCCAGAATTAGAAGACATTAATTCACCAGACTTCGGTAATACAAACTACGACCAAGTAGTGGTTGGTTGGAACGGTACTGTAACAATCGTTGCAATGAAAGCAACTTTAGATTTAATTAGTAAAACATTAAGTGGAACAGTTGCTTTAACAAGGGATGGTAAAGTAGTTTCAGTCACAGATGCACCAATCGGAGCATCATTAAGAGAAGGTGCAAGAACATTAAGGATTCACCCAAGACAAATGGGTGAAGATACTTCAGAAGATATCTTCATTCATAAAATTGCAAACTCTAGTGGTATGACTAAATCATTTGCGAACGAACAAGGAAATTACGAAATGGAATTTGCTATGTTCCCTAAAGATTGCGCAGATGCAAATAAACCGAATAACTACTTCTACATCGGACAAGATCCAGATAAATTAGCAGAAGCACCAGAAGAAGTACCAGCAGGATAAGTAGAGTGAGGGATAACCTCACTCTTTTTTATTTGTTTTTTAATTTATATATCAAAGGAGAAATGACACATGGCACAAGTAGAAATAAAAACATATGAAGGTAATAAATTAGTAACGGAAAACGTTGAAATCAAAGAAATGAATATTTTACAAATTAAAAGAGTATCAAGAGAACTAAATAAATTAGTTAAAGATATTAATACAAATAATCACTTAAAAAGTGCAGTAGATACATTCTTTGCGAAACGTAATGAAATCAATGAAGAGAATAGAAGACTTTATGAAGAAGCGCTTAAAAAAGCTAAAAGCGATGATGATAAAGTTAATGTTTTCCAATATGACGGGTCAGAGGCATTCAAACGTGCAGGCGCTCAATTCTTTAAAGATGTATTAGGTTCTTTTGAAATCGTGTTAGAGAACGCACCAGATTCATTACAGAACTTAATTTCACAAGCATCTAACATCAATGCCGATGTAATTGGTCAACAAAACGTTTATACGTTCTTAGACATTATAGATGCAGTAATCGAAGTTAATGATATTCCGAAATTAATCGAACGATTAAAAAAGTCAAAAGATTCCTTCTCAATGGTGTTGGCAGTTCTGTTTCCGAAGAAGGAACAAACGACGGACGAAGTAATGCCAGCGACATCCAACTAGAAGAAGTTGTCATATACAAGTTGAGTAAAGAACTCGGAGGGCGTGATGAAGTTCTAAATACGCCTTTTAGTGAGTTACTAGCTTATTTAATGACTCACTTCGAAAACGAAGAACGTAAAGCAGAAAAAGATCAAGCTGATTACTATATGAATTTCATTGCAATGTTGAATAGTAATCCTCAGTCGAGAGACGATATGAAAAATGTTAAGAAGTTCTTGAAAGACATTCAACCTAAAAAGAAAGTTGAAAAATCTACAAGTCCTAAAAAGAAATATCAATGGAACGAAAGAGTCCAAAAGAAAATTGAAGCTAGAAAACGTGCTGAACAAAATATGTAAATTAAAAAATAAATAAAAGAAGGGAGGGGTCTTATGGCAACTATTAAGGAGTTGCAAGCCAAATTTAGCGCTAATCAAAGTGGCATGGATTCGGCATTTACTGCTATTGCGAATCGTCTAAACGATATTGAAAAAGCATCTGATCGTGCTGCAAGAAATATCGAAAAGAATATGACACGTGGCATGAATAGAGTGTTCAAAACGGGTGAAGGCTTTGAAAAGGTTAGTTCAACTTTCACTAGTATATCTAAAAAATCAGAAGAAGTAGGTAGTAATCTTACAAAAAAAATTACAAAGCCTGCAATGATTGCTGGTGGTGCTTTAGCAAGTATAACTATTGGTAAAGGTTTTGGGCGTTTAGTTGAGATTGATAACGCTAAAGCTAAATTAGATGGTTTAGGACATAGTAGTGAAAGTGTTCAAAAAATCATGGATAACGCTTTAGAATCAGTTAGAGGAACATCATTCGGATTAGGTGAAGCTGCTACGACTGCATCTAGTGCAGTTGCAGCTGGAATCAAACCAGGTAAAGAACTTACTAGATATTTAAGTTTAACAGGAGATGCAGCTGCGATAGCTGGTTCAAGTATGGGAGAAATGGGTTCTATTATAAACAAAGTCCAAACTTCGAACAAAGCATATAACGGAGAGTTACAACAACTTTCTGAACGTGGTATACCTATATATCAATGGATTGCTAAAGAGGCAAAAGTCACTGCTGATGAAGTATTTAATATGGCTAGAGATGGCGAAGTTTCAAGTGAAATGTTCTTAAATGCTATTGAAACAAATATCGGTGGTGCAGCAAAGAAAATGGGACAAAAGTCCTTTACTGCTTCGCTTGCTAATATGTGGGCAGCAGTTGGACGATTAGGCGCTAGTTTCTTAGATGCTGGTGGTAAAGGTGGAGGTTTCTTCAGTAAGATGAAACCTTTAATGAATGATCTAACTAATACTATTGACGGAATGGAAGGCACTGCTGCTAAGTGGGGAGAAACACTAGGACAAGTGCTTGATAAAGTCGTTAATGGTATCAAAGGTATTGTTAATTGGTATAACAGTTTAGATAAGAATACTCAAAAACTAATAGCGAGTATTATGCAATGGAGTACATTGATACTTGTTGGGCTTGGTCCTGTCTTAATGATATTCAGTAAATTGACTGGAATAATTGGCGCTATATTTGGACCGTTTGGCAAGTTCTTAAAATTCTTTGCTAAATTCAGTACAGCTGCTAAAAGTTCAGAAGGTGCAATAATCGGTATTACTAAAGTATTCCCTAAATTAGGTGCAATATTAGGAACGCTTACAGGACCTGTTGGATGGATAACATTAGGAGTCATAGCATTAGGTACAGCTTTTGTCGTTGCCTATAAGAAATCCGAAACATTTAGAAATATCGTTAACGCTGCGCTTAATGGCGTTAAACAAACATTTATAACGATAGGTAATATCATCAAAGGTTTCTTCCAATTGTTTAAAGGAAATGGTCAAGACGGCGTTATAACATTAAGTAAGATATTACCTCCTAATGTAGTTGTAGGACTGACTAATTTTGCTACAAAAGTTAAAACAACATTCTATCAAGTTGTTAACGCAATAAGTACTTTCGCTAGATCTATTGGCACACAAATTAGTGCATTTTGGTCTAAAAATGGTACTGAAATTATGACTGCTTTACGAAATGTAGGTAGTTTTATTTCTACAACATTCAAATTCATATGGGGTAACGTGATAAAACCAATCATGACTTTAATTTGGAATTTGATGAAAATTTTGTGGCCAGCCATAAGATTACTGATTGTATCCGTTTGGCAGAACATAAAAGGCGTGATACAAGGCGCGACAAACATCATACTCGGTATAATCAAAGTATTTTCTTCATTACTCACTGGTAATTGGAAAGGCGTATGGCAGGGTATCGTTCAAATACTAAAAGGTGCAGTTGTTTTAGCGTGGAATTTAGTTCAATTATGGTTTGTCGGCAAGATACTTAAAGTTGTTAAAGTTGGACTAGGTTTATTACGTGGTGTAGTAGTAAAAGGTTGGTCGTTCATAAGAAACTTTATAGGTAAAACTGCACAATCAATTTGGAATTCAGTTCGTACTAAATTCTCTGGTCTTTCTAAATCAACAAGGGATATTTTCGCGAATTTATCAAATTGGTGTAGAAATTTATGGACATCATTGAAAAATAAAATTACTTCATTAGGTCAGTCAATATGGGACAATATTCGCAATAAGTTTACGGGATTAAGTAAATCTACGAGAAGTATTTTTAGTAATTTATCTAAATATGCCCGAGATTTGTGGACGAAAATGAAAAACTTCATTACTAATTTAGCACAAAATATTTGGACTAACGTACGTAATAAGTTTTCTGGAATGTCTAAAAGTTCTAGAGAAATATTCGGAAGATTGTTTGAGAGTGCTAAAAATATCTTTACGAATATTAAAAATAGAGTAACTAGTTTAGCACATGGTGCAAGAGATAATGTCGTGAATGGTTTCAAAGCTATGTATGACAAAGGTAAATCTTGGATAGATAAACTTAAAAACTTCTTGTCTGACTCAGTGAGTGGTTTCAAATCGATTGCTAAAAAAGTTGGTGCAGGAGTTGCTAATGGTGCAATCAAAGGTTTAAACGCAATGATTAAAGGTATCAATACCTTATCGGATAAGATTATGAATAAAAAGCTTATCAAAAATGAAATACCAGAAGTCAAATTATCTACTGGTACTGGTGGAAGTAATTCTGTTAAGACAAATGCAAAGGGTCAATTACAAGAAGATACTTTAGCAATGGTTAATGACAAGGGACCAGGTAACGGGAAAGGTCGTAATGGACATCAAGAATTAATAAGAGATAAAGACGGCTCATTATTTGCGCCTAAAGGTCGAAATGTAGTTCTTCCGTTGAGAAAAGGAATGGAAGTAATCAACGGTAGAAATACACAAAGTATGATTGAAAATGGAAATATTGCAGCTTTTCATAATGGTACAGGTGATAAGCCACACAAAAAGCATAAATCAGAAAAGAGACCAAATGCACTACAAGTAGGTTTGGCATCTTTAGATTCTGGATATAACGCTTTTAAATCATACGGGACTAAAAAGAGTGCTGAACTAGTTGCTAAAGGAAGTAAAGTTGCATTAGATGCTTGGGATTATGTTGAAAATCCAAGTAAGTTAGTCGATACGGTCATGAATCAATTTGGTGTTAATTTTGATGATATCAAAGCTGTATATGGAGATATTATAAAACACAGTTATAACAAACTGAAAAATAGCTTGAAGAAAAAAGTTATGGAATGGTTTGTAGACGCTTCAGACGGTGGTGGAGGTGGATCCAATCCGTTTGCAAATAATCCAGCTTATCATTGGGTTAGAGGGTTCAATCCCCCAAGTCACTATGGATTAGATTACGGTGCTAATACTGGTACTAAAATTCCATCTTCAGTTTCAGGACGGGTAGTTAAAGCCTGGTCATCTCCATACGGTGGTGGTAATGAAGTTCAAGTTGCAAGTGGAGGCATGGGACATATTTTCATGCATATGAATAAAAAATCAGTTCAAGCTGGAGATATGGTAAAACAAGGGCAAAAACTTGGAGAAGTTGGTTCTACAGGTAATAGTTCGGGTCCTCACATTCACTGGCAAGTAAACAAAGGAACTTCTTATGCTAGTAATAATCAAGCGATTGACCCATTAAAGTGGGCGAAAGATAATCCATCTAAAGGTGGCGGAGGTGGCATGTTAAGCAATGTCATAACTGCCTTAAAAATCGCTAAACTCCCTGTAACTCAGAAATACATCAACGCTTGGATGAAACAAATCCAAACTGAATCAAGTGGTAATGCTAGAGCTATGGGTGGTAATGATGGACTAGCTGACGGCAACGCAATGGGGCTTGTGCAAGTTAAACCAGGTACATTTAAAGCCAATCAAGGAAAAGGAATGGGTGACATTTGGAATCCATTACACAACTTAGTTGCTGGAATGAACTATGCAAGTAAAACATATGGAAGTAGTTTACTAGATGTTATTGGTCATGGTCATGGTTATGCTAATGGTGGCATAATCAACTCACCCGAAATAGCATGGCTTGCTGAAGGTGGCTTTAGTGAATCTGTAATTAGTCATGACCCTTCAATGAAAGCAAGAAGCAAAGTGATTTGGGACAGAACAGGAGAAATGCTTGGCTTCTCAGAAGATGCTCAATTACTTCATGGAATTCTTACAGCAATCAATGAAGGTAATAGCTTACAACAAATCAACAATAGAGATACAAATAGAATTGCTAATAAGGATACCAATGTATACATGGACGGTAAAAGAGTTGCACAACAGGTAAGTAATAATCAAGGTAATATGGCTAGGAATGCAGGTTATAACCTAGGAATGAGTGGTGTATAAATGACGTGTAAAAATAATAAGTGGGTTAAGTTAATTACGAAAAATGAAACGGTCAATCTTTTAGAGAATGACCGTTTTGAATTTTTAGGATTTGATAAACCAGAAATAAATGGTAAAACTGAAATTACTGAGATGAATGGTGTAGATGGTGCTATACCTTCAGTTACAACTTTTGGACCATTTGAAATAACATTAAAATTTAGATATACAGGATTAGATAGTATTGATTTAGATTTATTTTGCTTTCAATTAGAACAAAAAATACAGAGGTATGAGCCATACTACTTAGTATTCAGCAAAATGCCAGGTCTAAAGTACGCAGTATTACCAACTCCAAAAGTTAGTCCCTCACCATTTGCAGTCAGGTTTAGTGATATCGATATAACCTACACAGCATATAAAGGTCATTCTGAATCTATTTTGACAACAGATGATTTTAGTTTAAATAGTGATTATTGGCAATTTGGAAATGGTTTAGTTACTGATGAAAATATAAAGTATACGCATCATAAAAGAAGATTCCAAATTTATAATGGTTCTTCCTATTCCGTAACACCAGTTAATGGTCATCATTTAATAATTACAATGAATATCAAAGCACCAAATGGTTTTATTCTTCATAATAAAACAACTGGTAATAAGTTTGAGTATAAAAAGGCTTTACGAGATAATGACACAGTTATACTCAATGGTGTATATCCCTTTAAGAATAAAAAACGATGTGGGATTGATACTAATTGGGAATATATCACGTTAGCCCCTGGTTATAATGATTTTGAAGTATTAGGTGATGGCGTAATAGTTAAAGAAATCAAATTTACATTTAATTATGTATATAGGTAGGTGATGATATTTGTATAACTTAATTGTTATGGATCGTAAACGAACGATGGGTGAGATATTAATTGATTTTGATTATAGTTCATTTAAATATGAATATGAGAAGAACAACGAACGTCAAATATCATTCACTGCCTTAAAAACAAATCATAATGCTGATGTATTTAATATGTTACAGAACGAAGCGATTTTAAAGTGGAAAGGTCAAGATTACATTATTAAGTCAACATCGGTTAAATCAAATAATCTCATGCTTACTAACGATATTGTTGGTAAGCATATTTTTATGGAATTTCAAAATCACTATATTGATAAAGATATTGAAAACGAAGAAATGAATGGCGATGTAACAGAAGAAAAACCAAAATATACTTTGGAGCAATATCTAGATTTTGGTTTTAGAAATAATCCATTAGGATTTAAATACGTGATTAAAGGCAAGTTTGATAAACGTGTTGTGATAGACGAATTAGGTAATAAAAACGGATTAGAGTATTTAGTTGAAGGTGCTGAACTCTTTGGCTATATCTATTTCGCAGATAATAAAACAATTTATATTTATGATGAAGCAACATTTTATAAGATGTCAGATGAAGTGATCATGTATAAATATAATACCGACGAAGTACAAACATCTGTGAGTACAACAGAAATGAAAACAATCATTGAAGGTTATGGTTTAAAGAAAACATCAAAAGAAACGAAGAACTATAACCCGATTAAAACGCCTGCACTTAATTTTAAAGGTAACTTTATTAAAACGGGTACATGGCGTACTGAATCAGTTGGGGCATCTTTTGAAGTACAAATTGATTGTCGCTGGGGCAATGAAACACTGATGTTTAACTTCAAAAAAGGAGAACTAGGTGGCGTTTGGGACTTCTATTTAGACGGAGAATTCTACGAATCAATGAGTGCATGGTCCAGACGTACTATAACTGAACCATTAATCATCGCAAAGAACTTATCTAAAGGCCCACATACATTTAAAGGCATATTCAAAGGTAAAGACAACAAAATTGATTATAAATCTAAAAAACCGACAGGTTATGTTGGCACAGAAAAATCAACATTATTTAATATTACGGCAGTTTTAAAAGGTAAGGATATTTATAAACTTTATAAACAGGTTAAGTCTAAAAATTATGATGTATTTGGTCATATGAAAGCAGCTACTGTTTTTGATGACAATGTTGAAAGTCTTGATGAACTTGAAGGCTTACTTAAAGAACAATTAGTTGACGAACCTATTGTCGAAGTTTCGACAAATTACTTAGGTTATGAACAAATACAAGAAAATCATAAAGTACATCTGAAACACAAACCATTACAATACGACACTGATTTAAAAGTTGTGAAGTTAACAGAATCACACCCAATTATGAATGTACCTGTTGAAATAGAATTCAGTAATTCACGTAAAGATATTGTACAGATACAACAACTTATTAATCGTAATGTACGTAATGTCAAAAGTGCACTCATGTATGGTAGTGGTACTGCTAACAATGTAGGTAATGGTACTAGTTGGGTATCAACTGGGGTGGTGACGGTTGATGAGTAAAGATGTAGAAATCAAAATGGCGCGTGATGACAATGGTGAACAATTCTATACAAGAGCACATGTTGATGGTTTAGATGGTTTTGAAGAATACTATCAATGGCAATTAGACCTTCAAAATAGTATTTACGATTTAGCGACATCTATTAGAGACTCAGGTTGGATAGATTATCAAGTAGGTCCACCCAAAAATGGATTATATGCTACAGACGGTTTTAGTTGTGGTATTCGAGAAATCGTACATCAATATGGTGAACGTGGCGAAAAGAGAATCACAAGAAAAATGATACGTGTTAATATACGTAATTTTACAAACGGTGAACAAATTGCACAGTTACCTACTGGGTTTATGAAATATACGCAAGTTTTTTATTCTAGATCAGGTAGTGGTAGACAACCTATCATGGTTGAAATCCGAGGGAATGGTGCTTTGAATGTCTATATCGATAGTTCTAATCAATCAGGAAGTAGCAACAGTAACTGGATATACGCACAATTTGAATGGACAGAATAAAGGAGGGTTTAAATGGAACGCTATAAGGATAATTTTCCTAGACAAATTAATGATCAATTCCGTGGGAATGTGGTTGAAAATGCGAGAATGTCTCAAAAAGACAGAGAAATATTATATAACATGGTTAAAGAATACAGACAATCAAACCAATCTCGTGATATCAAGCATGGAAATTCTACGGTAGAAACAGAAATTAAGAAATTAAATAATAGAGTAAAAAATCAAATTATCGGTTCGAATGGTAATGCCACTGCTGAAGTGAAAGATATACGTGTTGATACACAAGGGCAGTTACATGAACTTGCGCAAGATAGACTTAACGAAGACTTTGGACGAATAGATGACATTGCGAGTACTGCAAAACAAACAGCAGATACGTTAGAAACACAAATGAATACGGGTGCTTATTATAATGAGGTATCTCATTTTAGAGGACGTAAATTTGATACAACGTATTATATTACGCATATTCCACACTTAGACAGTCAAGGTAATATCATTAAGTTAAAACGTGGTTTATATGGTAATAATCCTAATAAACCTGAACATATGACACCTTCAGACTTTGCGCGTAAAACGAAGGCTACTTTTGTAAGTAATGCTAGTACTGGTAGTGGTAGTCAATTGAAAATGCACGGTCAACAATTATTTGAAGGGCAAATATTAGATAGTGTTAAGGGTGATGAGTATCCAGCATTAAATGATAGATGGACACTTGCGATTGGTGACGATAATACATTGACTTCATTCCCTCCAGACGTACAAGCTAGTGAGATAAGAAATAAAGGCTACAACAACACAGTCAGTGGATTCGGTCCTATTATTTCAGATGGTAAAATCATTGTGAAAGATGGTGACTATAGTCCAAATACGATTGTAAGTCATCCTAGACAAGTTATCGCGCAATTACCTAATAAAGATTTAATTTTCTTTAGTTGTGATGGTCGTGAAAATAATACCCATACTATGGTTGAAAAAGGTATGACACTAAAAGAAGTGGCTGAAACATTACTTGATCATTACGATATTCAATTTGCCTATAATATGGACGGTGGTGGAAGTACAGCATCAGTTGTACGTTCACATAAACTTAATCGTTCAATGGACGAAAACAAAACAACTGAACGTAAAGTGCTAGATTTCTTATATGTTGGAAAAGAAGGCGTACAGTTACGTGACCAAGATTTACAAAATGCTTACCAAGATATCGGTGAAGTGAGGGATATGGTACAAGAAGTTAGAGGTATGTTATACAGTCTTCGACGTATTAGTGGTAAAGAATTCGGTACTACTGGATATGATGGATATACAGGGTTGTTAGCATTTGATGATGAAGGTAATCCGCGTAAGAAAATTTATCAAGGACCAGAAGGTTGGCGTTTTTGGGATTATGATGTTTCTCGTACTATATTTAGAATTCAAGAAGATGAATTGCAATTTAATAATAGAGCATTGGCTCGTATGTTTAGTGCGCCAGAATCAGTTACTGATATTAATTCAGTCAATTATGGTGGCTTTTATCATGTACCAAATACAGCAAAAGGTTCACCATACCCAAAAGTTTCAAGTGCAATGGTCTTACATTTAAATGTAAGTAGAGCCGATTTTGATGATGCGAGTACTGCATTCCAAATGGCGATTCCTTTCGGCAGAAGCAACAACTTTAAAATCAAAAGAAGAACATACGCTCAAGGCGCATGGTCACAATGGTTTGAATCATAAGGAGGGATTAAATGTATAACAAAGAAGGTCGAATAAAGCTAGAAACAACAGCGCATATTCAAAATAGATTAGATACAAACATACAATTTTATAATACTGATGTAGGGACTGCTGATCTAGTGTTTGACGTAACTAGAAATGGTAGTCCTTTATTAGTGAGTTCAGAAAACGCAGATGTATTTTTAATATTAAAAAATGGCGAAAATTATATCGTTGATAATGTTGAACCAATAGACCCTATGAATGGACGAATGAAGTATACAATTCCAAATGCATTCTTAGGTTTAACAGGCAAAGTAAACGGTCAGTTATATATTGCAGTTCATGGTAAAAAGGATATTGTCACAGAAGTAGAATTTAGTTTTACAATTAAAGATAGTATTATCAATACCATTCCTGCAGTTGATAAACTCAACGAAATTAAAACATTTGAAGAGTGGCGACAACGTGTTATTGCAATTATTGAAGATATTCAAAGTGGTTACGAAGATATGAACCAACTACTTGAAGAAGTGAATAGTAGCCTAACAAGTGGTCTGAAATCAATCAATGATAGAAATGCAGAAGTTATTAATGAATTAAATAATTTATTAAGTGGTTCAAAGCTTGAGATAACAGATTTGAAAAATAACACAATCTCTGAATTAGAAAATAAAGCTAACCAAATAAAATCAGATGTTGAGAAATTGAATAAGTATGATACAACAACTTGGCAGAAAACGAAATTAACTGGTGACGATGGTTTTACTAGACAAATAAACCAGGCAGATTTAGCTAATCCAGATGGCTATTTTAACAAAACTGAATATGCTTATGTAACACAATCTATTAATGCACCGTCAGGTGAAAACGCTAATGGTTTTGTATCAGTCGTATTTAGAAGTGGGGGATATGCGACTTTAACTTATAAAGCTTATAACTCAGACAAAATATTTATGAAACGAAGAGTTAACTCACCAACGTGGACTGATTGGGTGTTATTAAACCCTGATACTAACAAACGAAAATGGCTAGGTACTATTGGACAAGAAGGTAATACTTATGCTGATGTTCCGAAATTACCAGGTGGTAAATATGAATGTACAATCCCTTCTGATGCGTTTAGTGTTAATGCGCCACAAGACCCTAATGGTGGTTCTTATATTGCTGAAATAGATGTAACTGAGTCTGAAAATGGTCGTAAACAATTAAGATTAATTGCTAGTTCAAGAAATATTGAATACAGAGCGACTGTTCATACGAATAATGTATTTAGTGGTTGGAAACGTGTACAGAATGCCGAAGAATTTGAAGCATTAAATAATGATACAGGTTGGGTAGATTGGGAAATTAAAAATGATGCGACTAAACGTCAAACAGATGACCCTAACGCTCTACAGTGTCAATATCGAATCAGAATGGTTAATGGCATAAAGATTGCGCATTTAAGAGTTAATGTTAACAATCTTGTGACACAAACTGCGTTTGGTTCAATTCCTTCACATATGGTACCGAGAATAGAACATTTTTATGCTAGAACACCTGTCACAATGAATCCAGCAGTCGTATTAGTAGATGTGACAGGTGATTTGATGTTTTATGTTAATGAAACAGATAAAGCTAAATGGCTACCTGGTCATTATATTGTTGGCGAATTCAGTTGGATAATAGATGAAGTAGGAGGGAATTAACCATGGCAAAAACCGTATATTTGTATGACGGCACACCTAGAACAGTTATAAGTGATTGGGATTATCCTAATGAACCTTATACCGAAATTCAACCATATGAAGGCATATGGCAACCGTTTTATTTTGATCCAGAATACCAAAGATGGATAGGTTCTGAACCACCTTTGAAGAACAGTGATTTAGAAAGATTAGAAGAAGCTCTTAATTCTCAAAATGAAAAACTCAATCTATTCATTGAACGTAGTAATAAAATAGAAGCACATAACCATCGTTTACTCAAATATGTAGGCGATATTTTATTTCAAATTGCGAATGTAAAACAAAATGTCGACATAGCAGATAATGCCATACAAGTTTCAGATGTTCAATATATGTACGACAATGGTATTTATACCAATTTCACCATAAAATTACTGGTTGATAATGCCTCACTTACTAAAAGAGAATACAAAGAAATTACCGGTGAAGACTATCCAGTAAATATAGATGAAAATGAATAAAATCACAAGGCACTTACTTCGGTAGGTGTCTTTTTATATAAATAAATTACAGAGAGTGGGTGTCGTATGAAGAGTTACGTCAAAAGTGACAAGATCGCTGTATCAACATTTATCATAATGGCTTTGTATGTAATAGGACGTGGGACATATTGGTCTACTTCAACTGAAAAAGTAGTGAATGAATCGCCTTTGTATATTGTATTACATGAAATATTGCCAATATATATTTGGGGACTTTTATTCGTATTTAGTGGCTTGTGCTTTCTATTAGCTGCGGTATTTTATCCAAAGGTCGATATTAATAACAGAAGTAACAACTTTTTGATTATTGGTGGCACGTTATCAGGCATCATACATGTCATCATGGCTGCAAGTAGTATATCTAATGGCTCTGAATGGTTTTTCCCTTATCAATATTGTGTGTTTGCGATGTTATTTTTCTATTTAGCTTTCATGGGAGGCAGTAATAGAGTTGGAAAAAGATAACTACTATGTTCCTCGCCATGAGTGGGAACGTTCTAGAGGTAAATTAAATCAAAGAATAAATGAAGTAGATCAAAAACACACTAATTTAAATCATCGCTTAGCCAATAAGATAGAATTGCAAACTCAGTTACAACAACAAACATTAGATAAACAAAGTGAAACAAATGAACATCTCAAAAATTTAACAGTCACAATGAGTGGGTTTGGTGAAAGAGTTGTTGAATTAGAATATCAAACAAAAAGTAATGTAGAAGATATCAAGGAAGTTAAAGAAACGATTAAAGAAAGAAAAAAAGGCAATGTCGAAATTTATGTAGCTTTAATTGGTGGTATCACCACTATAGTTGCTGCAGCGTTTGGACTAGCCCAATTATTATAAAGGAGAAGATAAAATGGAACAAATCATTATATTTGCAGGTGTCATATCTGCACTAACATTAGGAATTGTACAGGTGTTAAAACAAACAAAGTCAATACCAGCAAATTGGTTACCGGTTGCTGCAATGGTAATAGGTGCTATTATCGGTGGTTTAACAGAATTCGTGCCAGAACTGATTAATGAACTATCACTTGGTGGACGTGTATTAGCAGGGTTAATCAGTGGATTGATGGCTACAGGAATTTGGGAAACATTTAAAAATAGAGAAGTTCAGAAGTCGGCTAATTAGTCGGCTTTTTATTATGCCTTGGTTATGACAGCGCAGTTATAGCCAATAAAAAAACTAAAGGAGAGATTTATAATGAAAGATATTTATTCAAAACACATTCAAGGTAGTAAATTAACAGGTAAAAAAGCGAGTATAGCAGGTATTGTTATTCACAATGATTATGGTTCAATGACACCTAATCAGTATTTACCATGGCTATACACGAGAGAACAAAACGGGACGCATGTTAATGGGTGGGCTTCAGTGTATGTAAACAAAGATGAGACACATTGGTATCACCCAACAGATTATGTAGAATGGCATTGTGGTAATAACTGGGCTAACAGTAATCTGATCGGGTTCGAAGTTTGTCAATCACATCCAGCAGCAGGTTTAACAGATGCCCAGTTCAAATTAAATGAAGAGGCAACATTCAAAGTAGCCGCAGCAGTCATGAAGTCTTATGGTTTACCAGTCAATCGCACGACTGTTAATCTTCACAGACAGTATTTCGGCACATCTTGTCCTCATCGTTCTTGGGATATGCATGTTGGGAAAAAGGCACCAGATACGTTAGCTAATCGAAATAAGTTAAAAGATTACTTTATTTCACGTATTAAACATTATTATACTGGTGGTACAAAAACAACATGGAAATGGTCTGGTAAAGCAACAGCTAAGAAAGGTGTAGACCCAATCGCAACTAAGAAGAAACCAGGTTTAAACGAACCAGCATTACCATCATCAAATAATATCTTAGCAGGTCAATATATCAACTTCTTCTCAGTAACTAAAAAAGATGGCTACTGGTGGGCAGAGTTTGAATACCCAACTAATCCTAAAGCCGGACGTTTCTACTGTGCATTAGGACCTATTACACATAAAGATGAGAAGTTAGAAAAAGAAACAAAACTATGGTTTGACTTGAAGATTACAAGTAAAAAGTAG